CAGATACAGACATCTGTGCATTTTGTAATATTAATTCTATTGTAAGGTTACAAGTTTTAATAGCACCCATTGCATTAAATACTGGGCCTCTACCATATACTTCACCTGATGCTTTGTTCCATCTAAATACTAAATAAGGATTAGAACCTTCACCTTCATATTCTTCTTCTAATAAAATATGTTTAGGATTTTCTAATACTACACACATTTTATATTTTTCTACATTGTCTTCGTGTATTTTATATATAGCTTCTATTATTTTAATTTTTTTCTTTTGTTTTAAAGGATCAAAATTTTCAGGTATTATAGCTCTAGGATATAAAATATTTATTTCATGAGGTTTACAATGTCTAGTTCTGTAAACAGAATCTATAGCACCATCTGGGCCAGTGTTTAAACAAACTCTTGTTAATGGTATTGCTGAAAATTTAATTGGATTTACAGCGTCACCTTCTTCAACAAGCATAACGCCTGTACCAATTGCAAGATCCATAAATGCTTCATGAATCTCTTGATTAAAATTAGATGATTGTAATACTTGAAATACATAATCAGTAATTTTATCTAACTCTAAATTAATAAATGGTCTTTTTTGTTCTGGTATTTCTGTACCAGCTTGAAAGTCTGCCCATCTAGCAAAAGTAGGAACAATACCTGCTTGTAATCTAGATGCAAATTCTTGTACTCCAACTACAGCAGTTTCGTCAAAAATTTTATCTGTTCTTTTTTGACCAGGAGCTTCTTCATAAAATGATTCTCTATTAGGAAGACAATATTCATATGCTTCTTCAAATCTATCTTTCCAATAGTCTTTTATGTTTTTAGCTTCTTTATATTTTTTAAGGATAGCTGTTGCTTTGTCCTGTCCACCATAATCTGGTGCATCTGCTGTTTCTATATATTCCATTTACTTTTTCTTTTTATTTTTTTCCTTACCAAGTCTGTCCATTTCTTTTTCAACAGAACCTGGGCCATAAATAAAATCAATTTGAGCATCAGTAGCAGGATAATGATCTCCGTGTTCTTTTTTACCTTCCTTGATCTTTTTTGCTATCCATGCTTTAGTATGCCATGTTTCATGTGCCATTGTTTTCTCCTATTAGTTAAAAAAACCTCTTTTACCTTCATTGGCAAATAGAGATCTTGAGGTTGTTACCGAAAGTCTTTTCTTTTTAGAATAATCTGCTTGTTCATCAGCTGCTTGATCTTTTTTTTCAGCATCAACATTTTCTTGTAAAATTTGTGCTTCTGTTTTTCTAGTTTGATTATTATCTCCACCAGTTTTTCTAAAAGTTCCATCTTTTTCTTTTGTATAATTTGGATGAGTATTTCCATAAGCATCTGTTTTACCAGACATTCTATTAGACATATAAGAATCATAAACTTTTTCTTGTTCAGCTGAACTTAAATTTTTAAATTCTGATTTAGTATAACCAATATTAGTTTTAGATTTTTTAGATTCTAAAACTTTATTAGTAAAATATTCTCTTGTTTTTACAGAACCTGCATTTGTCCATCCTAATGTAGCATTACCAATTATATTAATTGCTAATGAACCAGTTTTTACTTCGTCTATTTGACCAGCTTTATGAAATTTTTCTAATTTTTGACCTTCTATTTTATCTTTTAATTCAGTGTCAACACCTGTATATTTACCACCTTTGTAAGTTTTAAAAGTAGAACCTGTTTTACCACCATGTTGTTGATAGTTTAGATCTCTGCCTTTACCACTTCCACCACTATTTCCTTTGTTACCATCGTTTGACATTAATCAATATCCTCGTCATCAAAGTCATCAAAGTCTTCCCCTGATATAACTTTTTTTAATTTGTCCATGACATCATCCTCTTGAGCATGTAAGTCTTCTAATTCTTCAATAAGTTCTTCAGCTGTCTTTGGTTTCTCTGCCATTATTTATCCTAGGTTTTTTCCAAAATGACTTATATCCAGCTTTTATCAACGCACAATATAGTTGGTAAGGAGTAATGATCCACCACCTATAGAACCCTATCAATCTCATAATAAATGATACACAGCTTAATTCTTTAATCCTCATAAGATGCCAATCATCTTTAATAGGACATACAAGAATCTCATAGTCATATAGGTATTGTAAAAACTTTTGACAATCTTCTTGGCTTACTACTTCTGTTCTAATACCTGCGTGTGTAAAATGCAGGTGTTCCCACATATCATGTTTAGGTATATATTTTAAAGCTCCACAATGGGCAAAGCCAGTAGGTGGCTTCCACCACCATATCCATTTAGAATATCTAGTAGTTCTTGTGTCATGAAAATATATTAACCATTCCTCTTGAACAGATCCCATACTTTCCTTTTCTTTGTTCTTTGTCCAGCAAATACATCCCATTCTTTTTTTACTACAGTAGGTTTATTTCGTGATTTACCTGATAGTAAAGTTCTACCTTCTCCAGCACCCATCATTAAATATTGAAGTGCATCGTGAACATGGGAGTATCTATTCTTAAATGGCTTCTCATCATATCTATCTCCAGATGTTTGAAGTCTTCTATAATGATAACCACCATTAAATCCTTTTTTAAGATTGATACATTGTGGATCTAGAACAAATCCTGCCTTTCCATCGATTAGTCTTTGTAGAGATGTATCTACAGATTCAATTCTTAAAGCTACATCATTGGAAGGTGCAGGTACAGCTTTTAAACCATAGTTTCTCATAATTGAGAAGGGAGTTCTTTCATCCGTTTGAGATCTAAAATCTCCAGCAGGATCTCCATATATTTGTATATCATGACCTTTATAATTTTTAGCAATCTCTCCTCGAAGTAATTCTGAAAATCTCATAACTCCCATATCAAAACAAACAAGTTCATTTAATATGTTCCATCTACCTAAAGCAGTTCTTTGTGCAAAGACAGCTGCAGGTGTTAATCCAAAGTCAATTCCTATAAATATAGGTTGGCTTATTGTCATATTTAATTTATCTTTAGATACATGTAGTTCTTGTTTAAAGTTTGGATATACAGGTTTACCTTCTTCTATAGCACCTAGTTTATTTAAAACATAAACATCTATCCATCCTTTTGTTTTACCTCTAATAATATTAGGATAATATTTTGGGGTTAGGTTTTTTTTATTTTCTGCATTGTCATTATTGTCATATGCAGTTGTATACCCATCCTTATCTTTTTTTTCTAACATAGCAGGAGGTTGAGTATGAAAGCTCCAGTTATCAGGTTTGATTAACATCAGAGCTTCATCACGAGATATATGATCTGGTACTGGAACATCACCTGCCATTATCGGCCACCAATGATCTTCTTCAGGAGCATTAGTGTCTGCTATGACTCCATACCATGTAGCACCACCATCTCTCATAGATGGGAATCTTCCTACCCTCATAGTACAAGCATCTATAATTGATTTCGGAATCTCTCTCGCTTCGTTTACCCATACTCCAGTTAATTCTAAAGATAGTAGTTTCTTAACATCTTCAGGTCTATCAAGAGCTAAAAATATAACTTCTATTTCTAAATCACCTTTATGTATTCTATGAGTATATGGTACTGACCAAGCAAAATCTCCCCACTTATCTTCAGGAAACCAATCTAACCAAGTTTTAATTGTTGTTGTTTTTAATTGAGGATTAGTATTTCTAATTACTGCCCATCTAGATTTTCTTTTACCTTCAGCGTTTTTTTGTTGAAGTATAGCTCTACGGAATATTTCAATACAACAAGCTACTGATTTTCCAGAACCTACTGGCCCTCTCAATCCTCTAAAGAAGTCTTCTGACTTCATAAAGGTTTTTAATATATCACCTTCAGGTTTATATTGAAAATTAATCGACATTAGTTCCTACATTAGCTTGTAACATTTTATAAACTGTTTCTTCACCAAATGCTTCAATAAGTTTATCAGCTTCATAATCTGTTATCATATGTGTAGGATAATAACTTAAATGTGTTTTTTTAACTATCTTTCTTAATCTTCTTCGATCCTTTAATGATAATGTAGTTATAAAACTCATGGATTAATTTATACCATTCTATTTTAAATTTGTCATCTTTGGTTTTATTAAAATTGGATGCTGCTTCGTCTATCTTCTTCATTAACTCTGTTTCTGACAATTTCCAATATATCTTTTTCTTTTCCATACTTTTTTTCGAAATTTATTTTATCAAGATGTATTCCTGTATTACCTTGATGGTGTTCATGGCATAATGGAATAACTTCAAAATGAGAGCTTCTTCTTCCCATACCTACATTACCTTTTCCATTATTTCTTATATGATGTAAAGTTGCAGGTCTTTGACAGACAAAGCAACCCAATTGGGCTACCTTGTCCATCCATATCTTTTCTTGTTTAGTAGCCACTAGACTTTGGCTTGGGCTTCGGTTTCGGTTTGGATTTTGGTTTGTTTGGCTTCTTCGTAGGTTTTTTCATTGATCTCCTCATATGTTGCTCTGCAGCCATCAGGGATAGCAGCACTTGCTTTTTGCATTGCAATAATATCATTTTCTGCCTTATAGTAAATTTCTTTTTTTAATATATCGTTTCCCCATATTAGTACCTTATAATACATATGTTCCTTTCATAATTGTGGAACGGAGAGGTCTACCAGATATTAATTAAAATAAAAACGCACCAATGATAAATCCAGCAATTGCGAATACAATCTCTCTACGATTGTGTAATTGCCAAACCATGAATTTGTCGACATACTTTTTCATTTATCCTCCTTGTCTGTTGTAAGATTTGAAACTTCTTTTTTTGCCTTTGTTCATAGAACTGAACTTTGGCCTTCTACTAGCTTGACTAGTCTTTTTGTACTTTGCCCTAGTTTCATGGGCAACCTTTTCAGTATTAAATTTTTTTCTAGCCATATTACTATGCTAACGAATATTTAATGGTTTTCAAGAAGTACTTAAAATAACCCTTATCGTGTGTATGACTCCACTAGTCATCTAGACGATGGTGTTTTTGCCCCCACCCCTCTGTTGAGTGGTGTGGTCAAATTGTCGGTAGTACCGACATCGTTTTAAGACAGGTCGATATTAATCTTTATATCGCCCTGAATATTATGAGCCACCTTGTCAGGTGCTCTTAATCCTACTCTGTCTAGTATGTCCCTACTAGCTTCTAGTTGAACATACTCACTTCTCGCTCCTGATGACAGGTCGATAAGTTTCCTAGACGCACTTACTGCACCAAGTCCCAGTGTTCTAGCTATACTCTGTTGCATATAACTCTGTACCTTTGGTAATCGTAGTGTGCGACTTGCACTTACTCTCCCTGCTTCTTCGCTTCCTTTACTTGAATATCCAGCTGTTTTAGCTGCATCCTTAATGCTACATCCAGTTGTTACGATGGTATCAACTAGCTTCTTCTGTTTCTCTGTTAGATCACTCATATAACGCTTTTATTATTCTACCCCTAACTGTTCGTAGTGGTAGAATTTCTCCTTGTCAAGCATTATATTAGCACTTTAGTAGATGTTGCTACGCACAACACTATATCTAGTACTGGGCAAGAACCTACGGTTCTTACGATCTCCCTTGGTACAATTACATTAAGATCTGAATAAGGTATTGCCAAAGGCAATGCTCTGGTTCCCCATACAAGATTTATAATCGACTAGCTGTAATAAATCATATCTTCTTTGGTCGATCTGATTTAACAGCTGTACGATTTTAATCCCTCTAAATAATGGTCGCAACTGGAAGGAGTTGCTAAATGCGTCCTTAAGGAAGCATTTCCCATTATTTATCAGTATCTCTATGGGGCCCCCACACACACGGGATGTACTCGCTTGTATCATGAGTTTGCCTGAATGAACATGGTCGTAGACGAGGACACGACAGTCGCACACTAAAGGTGCAAACCCTTAACGCAAATTGTGAACAATTTCGTAAAGGGGACTGCTGTGTCCC